CAACACTGGACAATTCAATTGTTATTGTGGATGAGTCACAGAACTTGAATTTTCATGAATTAGATAGTATAATAACAAGAGTAGGTGAAGACACCAAGATAATGTTCTGTGGTGACGTTGCACAAACTGATTTGATCAAGACAAACGAGAAGAATGGTATTCTTGATTTTCAAAAGATTATCACACGCATGCCAGAGTTTGATCTAATTGAATTTGGTCTCGATGATATTGTCAGGTCAGGTCTTGTCAAGAGTTACATCACCTCAAAAATAGAACTAGGTATGTAATGTTCAATCATGTAGAATGTGATCTTCCTACCCTTACTAGGAAGAGTATTGATGGAGTTCGATACTACAATGTCAATGACAGACCGATGGTGTCAATCACCTCTGTTACCTCTCACTTCAACAAACACATCTTTGTAGAGTGGAGGAAGAGAGTTGGTGAAAAGGAAGCAAACAGAATCACGAAACGTGCTACATCAAGAGGCACTGCAACTCACGAACTGATTGAGAAACACCTTCTCAATCAAGAGGTAGAGTTAGATAATCCTAGCACTAAGATGCTGTTCACACAGTCGAAAAAAGTGTTACAAAATATAAATAATATCTACGCACTAGAGAAAAGTTTATACAGCAATGAGTTGGGTGTTGCTGGAACTGTTGATTGTATAGCAGAGTATAATGGTGAGTTATCCATTATTGATTTCAAAACTGCAGCGAAACCCAAACCGAGAGAATGGATAGAGAATTATTTTGTACAAGCAGCAGCGTATGCTTGTATGTTTTACGAACTGACAGATATACCTGTAAAGAAACTTGTCATTCTCATGACTTGTGAGAATGGAGAGGTGACTGTTTACGAAGAGTATGATAAGATTAAGTATATGAAACTATTAGTCAAGTACATTGAAAAATTTGTGGAGGACAAATTAAATGGCAACCAAAAATGAAATGAGAGCAGTGTTGAAGAACAAGTTCCTGTGTCAAGATAAATTTACCAATGACATTGAGAACCTTGTTCAAAATAATGTAGACATGAATTACATTGAGGCAATTTGTCACTACTGTGAAGAAAATAGCATAGAGATTGAGTCAGTTGGTAAGTTGATCACAAAACCAATGAAGGAAAAACTAAAAGGGAATGCCATGAACCTAAATTACTTGAAGAGAACTTCGAGGGCAAAATTCCTTGCTATCTAATTTCAAAGAAAAGAAACTCGCTGCTGCTTGTCTAAAAGATCATGACATCAATGACCTAGCATCTAAAGTAAAATATATAAGATCACTTAAAGGTTTCTGGACAGATAATTTCAAGTCAATAACAAAAGAAAAACTAGCAAGTCTGGAGAGGGAACGTCCTACTACCAGACTTCTTAGTATTCATACGATCAACGGTTGTAACTTGGCATGCAGAGCATGTAATCATAACAGCAGTTTGTTGAGTGCCAATAGTAAAGTAGACATTGATCAACTTATTGAAGACATAGAGAATATATTACCAAAAATATATGTGTGGAGTCATGTGAGTGTCATAGGGGGTGAACCACTACTTGAACCAAGAACTAGAGACATAACAAGAGTATTGAGAGAATTGTGTTATGGTGAGCGTGATACACAACCATGTAACGTTAAACTATTCAGCAACGGATCAAGACTATTACAAGAGAAAGAGTGGATAGTTGACGAGATGTTGAAGGGAGTGGTTTTCAGATTGACATTTCATTTTCCATGGTATACGAAAAAGGGTGTGAGAAATTGGGAGAATGCATATGAATTTGCTAAGTATGCAGAGTCAAGGGGTGTGGATATGAATGGTAAAACCTTTGAGTTGAGTGAAGCATTTAGATTAGACAATGGGGAACCAAGAGTTTGGTTTGATCTTGTCAAGTATGATTTTAGTAATGGAATAAAGTATTACCCTTACGAAGATAATAATATAACAGAGAGTTTCAAGCATTGTAGTTGCCCTAATTCACAGTTATATAATGGGCATCTTTGGAAGTGTCCTATGATGTCATACCTCAGAGAATCACTTGAAGCAACAGATCAATTAGATGATCCAGCATGGCAAAAATATTTGAAATATAAACCCACCAGTATTGACTCATCGAGTGATGACATTAGAAAATCATTTAAGGAGGTGCTAGAACCTTCATGGATTTGTAACATGTGTTCGGCAAATCCTAAATGGTTTACCGCAGCAAAGCAATTAGATGCTACAATGAAGAAAAGTGTAGCAATGCATGATCAAAAGACCTATGACACCCTTTGATACTTACAAAGAGTATCTTGGATACAAAAATCATTTTACAAAAGAGAGGTATGACTATCACAAGTATGGTGGTAAGTCGAGAGCAAAGATAGATTCTTTTTACAAAAGAAAGGATAGATATTTCTTTGAGAAAATGTCAAGAAAGTATAAAGATGGAGAGATAAGAGATTTCTTTCTTGCAAACTTTGTAGACACTGATAACCCAGAGGGTTTGTGGATAGGCAACATCATAAGGTCTGGTGAGAGTGTGTATAAAAAATGGCAGAAGAGACAGCAAAGTATGTACTATGATTTCAAACAAAAGACAGATGAATTGATGGATGAGTATACGATTGATGAATTGTTCTACGCATCACAAGGTCACCCTCCCATACTCAAGGAGCACCTTGCAGGTAATGTGAGTGCGGAGGAGATGTGTGTCTGGGAAAAACTCATAGGGTATTGTAAGGATTATGATAAACAGTTGAAAGATCCAGTCTGGAGGGTGATTGGAATGAAGATAAGGAAGTACCTACCATTTCTAAATATTGACAAAGAAAAATACAGACAGTATCTTATGAGTAGAATCAAGGAGAAACATGAGTAAGTTTTTTGAGTCTGATAAAGTAAGACAAGAGATGGAGGAGATTACTTGCTTACAAAAAGAATTATATGATGTGATTATCAAATTCCCAAGCATGAGTCCAGAGGCAAAAGTTGAACACATAGATACAGTGAAAGAATTACTTGAGAGACAGCAGATTATGTGGACTAGACTTTCATTGTCAGATGATCCCGAAGCAAAGAAGATGAAAGATTATATTACATCACACTCCAAGACATTGGGTTTTGGTGACACAGATATGAATACAATATTCTCAAACATGAAGAGAACTTTAGACCAAGTACAATCCAACCTAAGAAACTAATGTCATTTTTAATTCATAATTTACCACCGTACTCGGTGTATGTGAGAAAAGAATTCTTGTACGACCATCAAAAAGGTCATGGTGAGATAACACCTGGCACATGGATCACAGTCAAGAGTGTGCAGCACAAGGCATTATACTTTGAGACATTATTGACAGAGTATGGTGCATTATTTGACAAACTACCGATCAGTGCATTTGTATGGAAGAGAGATTATAATCCAGATGAACTTCTACCACTTGACACACTACAATTATGGGATTGTTTTGATTACGATCTGACTGTCATAGAGAAACCATTACTCAATCGCTGTTCTTTCTTTGGTAAAGATAGAAAGATGCATGACGGACAGTATTGTTTTACTATAGATAATTGTCATGCTCAATCATCTACATTGAATACAAACTATAGTCAGGATGACCCAGAGCATAAGTCATTCAACATCATAGCACTTGACAACGGACAGTTTGCAGCACAACCTAACAATAGAATACAATGGAGAGATATGAGTCTGATACCAGAGGATAGAAAGACTCCAGACTTTGAGGTGTGTTCACAGAACTATCAGGTAGAGAACTCTGAGAAGTGGAGTGTAGGACATACGACTGAGTGGCAGTACAAATCTAAAACTGAACAATGGGATGAGGATGATAACAGAATGAATGTCATAGCACAAAATGGAAACGAGGGTTTACATTACGATGAAGATATACTTTGATGGGTGCTCTGTTACCTTCGGAGCAGAACTAGAGGATAAAAAAACTGAGAGGTACAGTAGATTAGTTGCCAATCACTTTGGTGCAGAGGATTACAATATTGCCACTGGTGGTGGGAGCAACAGGAGAATGCTTAGAAATCTTCTTAGTCATGACTTGTCACAGTATGATATTTTTGTGATACAAATGACAAAGAGAATGAGGACTGAGTTTTATAACGGGGGCGAGTGGAACAACGTTCAAACATCCAGTCCACATTACTTCTTGAAGAATTGTTATAGTGAAAAATACGGTATCATAGATGAGATGATTATGTATCATGCTATCAAAAATATATTGAAAGATAAGAAGCATTACATTCTCTCAATTCAACATGATACTGAGGTTCCTGTTGATTATGTAACCAATGATCCGTACCCAAGAGCACCTCGTGGACACCCTGATAAAGAGGGTCACAAGTTCCTTGCAGACGTTGTAATTAGGGGGTTGACAACACCTAAATAGTTGTTTATACTAAACTTGCGTATGCAAGGTGTTAATCCACCAATCTATTCAATACGACGAATACTACGAGTCAAATTTATGACATTTGCAAATCTAAAAAAACAATCTCG